TCTGAATTTGAATTAAATAATAGTCTAAAAAATGTTTCGTGACCTTTTGTTGTACCTTTAGCACGGTACATTGACCTAATATTCTTAATAACATTTCTTTTATTAACACCAACATCCAGATTTTCTGGTAATGTTGTAAGAAACTCGTCTCTAAATGAATTTAAGTAATTTGTAATTGCACCATCGGGGTCTCTAAACTTTAACAAGTCCATAATATTATTAACAGGACTTGGTCTGTTTGTATTTACAATTGCATATGCATTTGATGTTTGACCAACAACTACCTCATCTTTAACAAAGTTATTTTGTGATGTTATGAATAGTCTGTTATTATTTAAGTCTTCTGCAAATACACTTGCTGTTGCATTTGAAGTTTGGCCTTTGATGACCTCTCCTCTAGTAAATTTACCGTAAGGTGTATCTTCTAAAAGAATTTTATCATCTGTATCTAATAGTGTTCTAGTAGAACCTATGCCAGAAGAGTTAAGAACAATGTTATTGATTTGACCTGTCTCTGTTTCAATTAAGAGACCGTCAGTTGCTTGAATACTTGTTACACCTAATTCAGAAGATTCTAAAAGTTGATAATATACCTTTAGAAAGTCTGCGAACTTTGGGTGGTCAGCAACAACGAATTCAGGTAACTGTGAATTAATGATTGTTGAAATTTTATCATTAAATTTTGCCATTTAACATTTCTTCTCTTTAGTAATTACTTGTTGTTGTATAACCAACACCTGCTTCAGCAGAACCACCAACAAATGTGTCAGGTTCAGCAGAAACATTTAATACGTTAGTATCAATCTCAATAATCTGGTCTCTAACAGGAACAATGTCTCTTGAATCAGGTGTTACAGTTAATTCAATTACCGTAGAAGCTGCACCTCTAATATTTGATATAGAAGAAATATTTAAAGAGTTTAGTGTGATTTGACCTGTAGCATAATTAATTGTACCTTGTGCTGATGAAGCATATGTCTTAATACCTGAAACCAAGAAATAACGTCTCACGTTACCATTGCCGTCATCATCTAAAAATTGTTCATTGTCATTTCCGTCAATTTTAAAACCTGTTGACGATAAGATACCACCAGAAGCCATATTATGACCTGCATGAGGATTATATAATGCATTTCTGAAATATATGTCATATTTCGTAGATGAATTTATAGTTGGTGTTAATGTCTTTCTTATTTTAACATTTGTAGAGTTTGATAAAATCGAATCGTCTGTATTATCAATTAATTTTGATAATTTAGAAAATCTAAACACACCATCAAATTTTTGTAACTCATCTGTGTTATATTTTTGAATAGTTGTAATAATATCTGATTTTAACGTATCTTTAGTTTTAGCAGTATTTTTTGAATCAAATTTAGCAACTGTAGTTACTAGAACAGAAGTAGTTTCTGGATCCACAATTTCTGGTCTAACTGAAGCAACATTATAAGGTTTTAACAAACTAACAATATCTAATTTAGTTTGATTAGTCAAAGTTGAACCTGAAGCTGCTTTAATAGCAATTTTAACAATACCATATTGTGGCGTTTCATCATCTTCACCACCCCAAGCACTTACTGATAATGCATTAGGATAAATTGACTTAACAATCGTTTCATAGTCTGTTGTTGTTACGGCTCTGTCTTGAGCTGCATAATGCAAAGGCGCATTAAACTTAATTGAATCTTTTGTCTCTGCTTCAGAACCACCTTGTGAAACCGAGTTAGTAAAAATTGTAACATCTGTAAAACCACCAATGTCACCTTGTAGTGAGAAAGCAGAAGCGCCATTTGAAGCAGTTTTGTTAGTTACGATATATTGCATGATTACAACATTACCATCTTGTAATTTTTTACCTGTAACACCGTCACCAAAATAAATTTCATATCTTCCTGCGTCACCCTCTTGTATAAAGTAAACGTTAGAAGTATTTGATACAGAATTATAACCACCTGCTAAAGACATTGTTGTAAGTGTTGTATCTGTGCTTGAATTTTGTACAGATACTTTTAAAGTTGACGTATCTGCATTAGGACTTGGAACAATAAATTTTTGGTCAACGTCTGTACTATCAACTGTATATTTAAAAGTAACAAGTGAGCCTTCATAAGCAGTTACGTCTGAAAACTTGTAAACACCATCAACAGGTGTAATTGTAATATCTTCGTTAGTTATATATTGATAAGTTTCTCCAGAAAGAGAAGTAGTAAACACCGTACCTTTACCCATAGTTATACTTGAGCCTGTAGCGTTATTAATTGTAATATCAATGTTTGATTTAGGTGCTCTTGGCGAACTAGGAGTATAACCTAACATTTTTGCTAAAGAAACAATATTCTTTCTAATATCAGCACTGTCTAAGTACAACTCATTAGTTGACATGTTAGCAATGTATGAAAGATAGTGTGTGTTGTAAGATAATACATCTAATAAGATAGAAAGGCCTGAACCTTCAAAATCGTAATCTTGGAATTCTGTTTGACTTTGTAAAAAAGTTTTTAGATTGATTTTAATTTGGTCAAAATCTAAATCTGATATTTTAAGTTTATGTTGTGCCATTTATTATCTCAACCTTTGTAAAAATGTTGATACTTGTTGTGGACCTGGAATACCAGTCACATAAAAATAAATATCAACAACTAATCTGTTATTATCGGGGTCATCATCTAAATGAACTGAATTTAAAGTTACTCTTGGTTCAAAGTTTGTTATGACCTCTGCAATTTTTCTTTTTATGAATACACCAGTAATAGGTGTAAAATTCTCAAATAATAATTCTCTAACGCCACAACCCATTTCAGGATGAAAAGGTCTCTCATAAAAATTAGTCTGTATTAAATTCTTTACAGACCTTTTGATAGCAACAATGTCTGTTACCGTCATTACATCATTTGTAACTGTATTACGACCAAAGTCTAAATCAATATCCTTAAATGGTCTACTGTTTCTGTTACTTGTGTTAGTGGTGCTTGAATCATATTGTGCCATACGGATATTTATAAGGTTTTACGAAGCAGTTTCTAACTAACCACAGAAAACATTTGAAGAACCTTGAATCATGTTACCGGCGTCTGCACTATCGGTATCTCTAGCCATCGCCAAACCATGAACAAAAACTGTCGTTGAACCTGCATTAACATTAGCAACGTGGTCTGGACATGGTGGCACTGGTGGATTAGGATGTGGTACTGTAGGGTCTGTTACTCTTGCAATTAATTTACTATTAGCAAAACAATCACCTTGACCTGGTGTATCAAGTGTTGTTGTACTTGTACAAGCGTGGCCTGTTGTTAAAGTATCACCTTTTCGGCTAACTGCAAGTGCTGACATTTATTATCTTCCTAATTTGTCTTTTCTACCCCATGGCAATTGTATTGTCTCGGATAGTTGTTTTCCTTTTTTACTGATATATTCAACACCAATAAACGTGTTTTTCTTAAAATCGTCTTGTACAGATTTTACGGCTTTTGTTAAACTCATCTTTTCTACTTCTTTTTCGTCACCTTGTTCGTTCCAAAAAAAGAATTTTCTCATTTTAGGCATATATTCACTTTCTGTTAATGATACTATTTATATTAGAAATTACAACTCATTTTTCCTGCTCTCAATTCAGTTTCCGACAAATTTTCTCTATTTTCTAACGCTGATTCGCCGATTCGCTCTAAATCCGGCGAAAATTCGCAATTTTTGACTTTTCCAGAGCAGCCGGAAAGAAAAAAAATTAAAATAATTGATAAAACGTTGATTTTATTGAGCATTTTTTTTGAAAAAAGCGCCTTTTTCGCTTGCTTTCTCTATTTATCTAGTGTATAGTGTATCCATAATGATTGAGAAAGGAAACACTATGTTTAAAACACTAATCAAATACACTGAAAACGACAAAATCAAGACTTTTGACGTTGAGAATGAAGTTAACACTACTGAAAAAGAGAGTGTTGATACAACTATTAAGAATTATCTTAATAATAACTTAACAATTGCGAATCTTGTAGCAATAGAAACTTATGAGGTTGCCTAATGAGTACATTTTTTGCTTTTACATCTATAATGTCTGCAATTCTAGCAGTTGGTTCAATTGAGGATTGTAGTGGACATTGTATGGGTCAAGAAAACTGGACAATGTTCTTTTTATGCTTGACAATTATGATTATTTCTGGTATAATAGCCATATCAACTCAACAAAAGGACTAAAAATGACACTAGTAAAAAACACTGCCAAATCGCTTAATGAAGGAATTAAGAATTTGATGAATGGTGCTAAAGAAGATTATCACCGTTGGTCATCTTCAGGTAAAGAAGAAATTGGTTCGTACTCACAAGAACAACTTGATAAATGGGACGATTCAATTAAAGTTAAAGAAGGACAAAAGTACATTAAGATTGTAAGAGATAATTCTGTATTTGCTTTTATCTGTAAAACTGACTTTAAACATTTTAAGATAGGTGATATATTGAAACCTGCTGGTTACAATGCACCTGCCTTAAATCAACCCCGAGGAAACGTACTTACTGGTAATTACCCTATCAGATGGACTGGACCTCTTTACTTAAAATAAGGATATATAATATTATGAATAATGTGAAAACTGAAATACAAAAAATGAACCTTGCTCAACTTAACGACCTTTCTGAGTTTATATCTCAAATGAAAGTTATGGTTGGTAAGGCAACCTTATCTGTTGGACAAAAAGTATTTGTTGTTCAGAAAACTAAAAAAACTCCTGGTACTATTACCAAAATCAATCAGACTAAATGTGTAGTTGATATGTTAGGTAGAAGTTATAGAGTACCTATGTCAATGTTAGAGGCTGCTTAATTGAAGAAGTATTTTAACCATTCTAATATAACTAGAGAATCAGTATTTACTGACCTTGTTTGTGTGAGCAAACTTGGTCAGATTACTCCTGAAAAAGAAATGGCTATTGCTGAATCTATTGGTACAGTAAAGAAGCCGGTTACTGAACGTGAACACAATCAACAAAAAGCATTTAAGGGTCCTTTAGACGGAATATCAAATGTTACACAAGGTGCTTTATTTGGTACTAAAGAAACTTTAGATTGGCACGCCAACAAACCAAGTAACGAAAACAGAGCAAGTATCGTATGGATTTATGCCGTAAAAGGTAGTAAAGGTTCTATCACATCATGGATTGATAACAGAGCCGCTTATAATGACCTAGATGAAGATATGCAAAATAGATGTAAAGATATTCAATTTACATGTGGCTTCAAATCAGGTAATTATACAGTAGATGAATTTTTTAAAGACCATCATAATGAGGATTTAAAATGGGATTTAGTACAAACAAACGAAGCAGGTCAGACAGGATTATATTTTCCTTTCAATCAAATACTCGGTGGTATTCCTGATGACCTGTTTGAATATCTTAAACATCATGTACTTAAAGATAAGTACAGATACGACCACCATTGGGAAGACGGCGACCTTGTCGTTAGTGAACAATGGTTGACCATTCACAAAAGACATGAGTTTGAACATATGGACAAAAGACTTATGCACCGAATAGCAATATCGTAATTTTATCTGCCCTTAGCTCAGCTGGATTAGAGCAACAGCCTTCTAAGCTGTAGGTCCCAGGTTCGAATCCTGGAGGGCAGGCCAATTTAAAAGGAGCAAGTATGCCTTACAACATGAGAGATACAACATACACATTTGTTTGTGAAAATACAAATGCGATTATTAAGTATGAAGCGACCTATGAAATAGAATCAGACGGTCACAATGCTAAAATGGACCATGATATTATTTTACCAAATAATGCTTGGTTGCGAAGTTTAGATAATAAAATTTTTGGTAGTTATCGTGTACCAGACCGAGAAGAGGTACGACAGTATCTTTTACATAGAGAAGAAACAAAAGAATTGGCGTTACTATGATACAACCAGAAACAACAAAAGAGTTAAATGATTTTTATATTCATATTGAATATGAACGAGGTAATATTGATTATGCTTCCTTGATGGAAATGGTAGACATAACAGACTTAAAATCTGTGGGCGACAAAGCCGTGCCGGTTCAAGTCCGGCAGGAAGCACCAATCACACCAACAAAACTAAGCAGAGATTTTTATGCTTGAAAGGAGATTGAAAATGATGTAGTTGCTAATCACAACAAACAACAACCAAAAGGAGACATAAAGCAGTTGTGCGTAAGTCGTTAATCGTGGCCTGTAAGTCTTTAGAAAGAGGAGTTTACTCCTCTTTTTTTTCGTCTTCTTCATAAGTAGAAGGACAACCACCCCAATCGTGGTTATCATCATTGACAAATACGCCTCTATTATGCTTCTCTTGTAAGTATTTTAATTCTTCGTCCATAGGAATACTTATGATTCAAAGTTTACAGGATTTACAGCTATTTTGTAAATTGAGTCAATAAATTGTAAAAGGAAATCAACAAAGTTTACAACACTCGTATTTCACTTCATCTTGCCAATCCATGTCACAATTGTGTTCTAATACTGTGGCGACTAAATGAACTCTATCAAATTCAGAGCCGTTAAAGAAGTTATGATACTTTGTGTTATCTGTAATATAACCATTACCATTTGCTGGCATATGAAACGCTGTATCTTCTATTACCATGATACAACCTTTATTAGTTATAATAGGAATATGTAATCTCATTTCAGGATCCCTATGCCAAGATAAACAAGACCTTGGTGGTTTCATTAAGAAACGAACTCTACCTAATTTAAATTTTTTTGTGATGGTGTTATATACTTCTTCAACATATGTACCTTTGAACTCTGGACATATTTCAGTATATAAATGTTCTTTAACAGGTTCTAATCGTTGTTCTTCTACATTGGTTGTATCAGGCATTGTCCAATACAAACCTCTAACGTTACCACCTTGTATAGATGATTCGTCACCAGGTATTCTGTTAACACAAATAGCATTGAAATCTATATTGCGTTTGTCGTCTGTTCTAAAACCTAAATGATGTTTAAAATCAAAGTATGATTTACCAAGTCGGTCAATGTCAATTGATAAAGGGACTTCCTCATAAAATTTTTCCATCCATTATTTAGTACACTTATTTGACCAAGACTTTAAGGCGATACAGATATTGAGTAAGTGGATTATTGGGTTGATAACCAAAAGGTTGTTTCTTATTTGGTTTCTTTTTAGGTTTCTTTTTTTGACGCTTGTACATCAAAACACTATTTATAAACCAGCATTGCCACACCAAACTAAATAGTGTATATTGGAGATATTATGGAAAATTATATTAGAGAATATGAAGAAGTATTAGATAGGTCTATTTGCAAACAACTGATTGAGAAGTTTGAAATCAACAAAGACCAACAAGTCAATACTAATCTCAAAGGTCACCGTAACTTTACAGAAATCAATCTAAATCAACATGACGATTGGAAGAATATAGTTGCTGACCTCTATCAACATTTAACACCTTATGTGAAAAGGTATGCTAAAGATGTGGGCGTAGGACCTACACAATGGCCTACACACTTTGGATGGGAACAAATGAGGTTTAAGAAATATGAAC